AGCTAAGAGCTCTTCCGCCCCTAGCTAAAGCCTCAGACCCCAGACTAACGGTAGGAGAAGTCGGACCAGCAGTCCTTGTAGACACAATAGGAATTCTATTATCGGCCATAACCGACTCTCCCTATGCCCGCGTTATGTCTAGCCTGTGACCAATTAGCGTAGCCCTGACCAGAGGGGGTCATGTTCCCCGAGAAGTTACTCGGACCGCCAGTAGACCCCTTGGCATACAATGAAAAAGCGCTTGCACCGGTGTCAAGTATGTTTCCAAACAGCTGGCTATTACGCGAGCTAGCCAAGTAAGAAGCTTGATTACCGTACTGCCAGGCCATAATTTGCTGTTGATAAGACTGAGTTCTAGCGTTATTTATTATGGCTGCTTGTTCGGCTTTGCTATTGTAATCCAAGTTACCGAGGTTCATTTCATGGCGTGTTGCCATGTTAGACAGAAGCTCAAATTGAGTACCACCTGACATACCGCCGCCGCTCATAGTAAGGCGCATGCGCGCAGCCTCAGCCTGCTGCTCAAGATTCAGAACGCGCGCCCGCTCATTATACTCGCGTTCCTTCATCTTGCGATCGCGTTCACCTGCGGCCCGGATAATCTCGGCGTTACGTAAAGAAATCTCCCGGTTGCGTTCAGCCTCGTCTTTAGCCGCTGAAGTAGCATTGTACTCGTTAATAGCATTTACTGCCCCAGCAGCTACAACGAAAGCAATTCCAGCAGTTAGAGCCATTAAGCTATCCTCTCATATTTATAGTAGGTGTACCCACCTTCAAACTCTGGCAGTACCTCAGCGAATTCTAGCCCAAAAAACTGAGCCCATCTTTGCGCAGTTATATCGTCTGCCGGGACTATTGCATTTATTTTTTGAAGTCCTTCCATTTTAATTATTTCTTTTAGGCCGCGACGAATAAGTTTATTAACTGTTAGTGCTACAGGTCTTACTTGTACTTCGTCAACAACAGCCCAAGCGTAACCTATTTTATCTTGCAATATCAGCCCTGTACTAAGAATTGGATACTGGTCTCTAAAAAGTGTACAGCTAAAATTTTCAGGCTTTGCTGCTATACGAAAACTCTCTTTCACAGAATCAAAACCCATCCTGCTAAAGTGTTGTAAAACCTTAGCGCTGATAGACATGTTCCATAAGTGTCTTTCCTCAAAAGGCGCAACGCTTAAAATAGCCGTCATGTATCGAGCTCCGGAATTACACACACAACAGTCATAGGAAAGGGATCAGCTTGTCTTATGGTAATTATACCGGCTTCATCATCGGCGCCAGCGGGTGTAATAGTATTATCACCATTAAAGAGCTTAGGAGCCTCGCCCCCAATAATAGGAGCAAGCAGCGGATTGAAAGGCTCATAGCGATCTTCTCTGTCATCATAAGGACAGACTTCACCACCAACAGTGTCTATCACTCGAACTGTCGCTTTCACAATACGCTTGTCTCGAGCTTGCAAAGTAGAGCCATATGTAGGAACTTCTAAACGCATTGGCTGCAGTAAGCTCTGGTATTTGTATCCTACCGTTGTAACTACGGCAGGATTTGCAAGAGTAAGCTTCCCGTCTACGACGGTGTCTTCTCCAAGATAGTTACCGTCAGCCATGATAGAAACACTTTCACCTTCCAAGTACTCTAAACCCGCTATAATAATAGAGGCCTCAGCCCAGTACTCGGTGGGCTGATCCTGAAGAACGGTGGGCACGTCCCAAAGAAACTCAACATCCACTTCAGAAGTAGACGTGTATCCAGTGACCTTAACTCGAGTTTCTTTATTTGCGGTATGCTTTCTTATGAAAAAGGTTTTACCAACGTCGCCCACAACAAAGGGCGTGTGGCCAGTAGCTGTCATAACGCCCGAGCTCCCCGCATCGTATGATGTGGCGGTTAACGTCATAAACTTAGAGCTATCTGTGTTCCATGCATCTGCGCTTTTAGAACAATCTAAGACACGCGAATATCGAGCATCATCGATAAATGGATTCGTGTAAAACTTAGTATCAAAGTATTCAATAAAGCGTTTAAAAACCCCATTAATTTTTCGACGAACTATCATCCATACCTGGCTATAGCCATCACCCGGTATAGAGGCTATGTCTTCAACTGACGCTTCAGTGCCAGCTATACGATGACGGTGCCAAGCAAAGACATCCTGGTCAGGCATGTATGTACAAGCAGCCAAAGTTCCATCGGCCAATACACACCAGATAATCGGATCAGGTTCAGAGGCCCAACACCATGAAACAACTTTAGAGGCAAATACGTGCTCAGCAAGCTGTGTTATATCAACCGCTTTAAACTTTTGAGCCGAGTACTCAAATGGCAGGTCCCTAACAACCTTACCAGTGGGGGACACAAATAGGGCGCTCGCGCCGCCTTCAAGGATACTGAGATCAGAGCTGCCAAAGTTAGACTGTGTCTTTGTTTTGATCGGTGACTCAGCAGACAAATAGTCGCCTTCAATACCCGGTAAGACTCGCTGTTCGGATGAGTTAGTTCCAATAAGCAGGTCTTCTGAACTCATCATCCATTTAATACTAGAAACCTTCGGCGCCACGAGGTCAAAAGAGAAAGAATCATCAGCTAGTATCGGTGTGCTAAAACCGAACGTTTCGTAACGCCTGTCAGTCTTAGAACCGTATATCTGGCGATGAACCGCCATAAGCAGTCGCTGTTCATGAAAGCACAGCGCTGAAGGATAGTGCTTCACGCCGTTATCTTTGTATATGGCGCCGATACGCCATTCACTAGTTGACAAATCAGACTTAAACAGGGATACGGTGGTAACCGTAGCAGTAGCACTAGCAGCCGCGGATGCCATATCAAGGCTGACCCAGCACTTGCTAGTAGTAGGCGTAACAGAGTAAGTGTAGACCCCAGTAGCACTGATAGTCTTCACACTTAAGTAGTTTGTACCGCCGTCTGTAGACCCTGCGTAAACTCGAACCGTATCAGACACTGAATCAATATTAACGGTAAGCGTAAGCGGAATGCCTGGAACAACTGTCAGTTCGAGACGACCAGTTGCTACTCCAGTAGAAGCGTCATTCTGGAACTGCATTCTTTTATTAGCTGCGTCATACGTAATGCTTGCGGTACCGGTGCTCTTGTCAGACCAGCCAGACAGACCAACATCAAAATTTGGGTCGTCAACGTGTTGCTGGCCGAATTCTCCAATCACGTCAAAGACTACTTGGGTTGCCGAAATCCTCGAGACTATTTTACCCCAGCCCCATTGTATAGTTTCAGGGTCGCTAGGGTCTTCATATCCTAGACGAATATGTCTACCAACCCACTCAGCCGTGAAAAAATTAGTGGAGGCCGTGAGAGTTATCCCCGAGCCAGTGTATGCTGAAGGCGTAAAGACTACGGTTTCGTCGCCTTCTTCTCTGGAGAGGTACGGCCCGTCCTTGAAAGCTATCGGCGTACAAGTCCAAGAAGGCGGATAATGAGCCAATCTAGTTATCTTTCCGGGAGCGATATCCGGATGCACAATATACAGAATATCACCAAGTTGATGGTACCGGAGCTTATGAACGTCTTCTTCATCATTAAAACCCGTGAAATAATAATCGGTTCCGGCGTTCTGTAGCAAAGCACCTTTATACCCAACATAAATCCGGTTCTTACCAGATATAAGCATATAGCTGTTATCATTAGAATCGTCGTAGTTAAAAGGGATGAGTTTAAAAGCATAGTCACTATCAAAGACTTCAGCAACTTGAACAGTGCCAGGACGCCGGTACACGGAGCCCTGAGGACGAGCAATAAAGTTTTCTAAGCGCCTACAGCCATGGTAATATTTAGCATGGTCAGTCCGGCCGTCCATATGACGGGACAGCTCTCCCCCGACAAAAGAGTTAATAAGAACCGCAAACGGATGAGATGCTTTAGCTCTAGCCATTAGGCCCTCACGTCCAGGAAGGTTGACGGGCGCTTAGGAACAGGCTTACCAGAAGATTGAGCATCCATGTTTTTCGCTTTACGCATGCGCATGTCATACAGGGTTTCCATGCGCTCTTTTACGCCCTCGCGATTGCTAGTAAGCTTCGGCGCCAGTTTAGCCCCGATACGCGCCGCCAAAGCTGCGCGGGCCGATGGAGACCAGTTATGATAACTCGTGTTGCGATAAATGTACTTGATTTGTACAGTGGTACTTTCATTAGTCAGAAGTTTGTTATCTTCAATCTCATACACAAGGCTGTTAGCGACTTCAACCATGCTAATGAAGTCTTCAGGCAAAGCGAAAACATAACTGTATTCATGGTCAGGAACTTCATTAAGCTTGCTAAGAGTTGCCCTCTTTACCGCGAACTTCCAGGGATGTTCTTCCAGAAAAGCATCTCTTTCATTTTCAAAAATTTCTTTACAGACACGAGTTACCGCGGTCCCTTGATCAAGGCTAGTAATGATGTCTTGGCCGATTTCGACCAACGCGTCATTAACAATATTAGTCTCAGTAGCGGTAGTCATGTCATTCTCCTAGAAATGGGGGCTAGGCTGTCCTAGCCCCCACTAGGCGTTACTTGGTAGGAGCGCTCTTAGCGTCCTTGGCTTCCGTGACGATGAAACCGTAGCTCTCGGCTGCCGCCTTGGCCGCCGCCTTGGCCGCGAGTTCCTGCCGCTTCAGTTCCTCAGCACGCTTCTGACTGACGACGTTGACGCCTTCAAAGTGCTCCGGGGCTTCCTTAAGACCCGGGAAATCAAAGACATCACCAATCTCAAAGTGCCGCCGAGTGCCGTTAGGCATGATCTTTCGGCAAGCGCGAGTACAAATGCACTTCATGACTTGCCTCCTAACGCAGGTAGGTGTTAATGGCCGAGCCGTCGGCCATCTGAGCAGCGACGTACTTCTCGTCCAGGGTGGGAGTGATCCCTGCAAACATGGCACCAGCTGCCGGGTCCAAACCGACCACCGTGTAACCCAGGCGCAGTTCAGCGCCCGTGTTACCGCGAGGGAGTTCGAAAGCGAAGACCTGGCCAGAGTTGAGCTGAGCAAGGGTCAGCGACATGGACCGGATACCGACCCAAGCACTATCAACATACTGCTGCAGCTCCACCGTGAGAGAAGTCAGGTTGTTGAAGTCCTCTTTGGCGTAGAGAACCACGAATCCCTGCCGCCCACGACCCAGGTACTCGGGTACGGCGACAGTGTTTTCGGAGACCGTCGAAGCCGTGATAGCCTGGCCGTCACTAAAAATGCTGTTAACATCAAGAAGCATGGCTGCCTCCTAGTTGGTACAGGTTTGGATCATGTAGTCGAGACCGAGCAATCGAATGTCCTTGAGGGCGGTCCGGTCACAGGAGCGCTGAGGAACCGGAATCACGAAATCGAGAGAACTGTTAGCGTTCCCTCGAAACGTGGGAGTGGCAAAGCCCGGAGCGGACGTGGTGCCAGTATCCGTAGCATTCACGGCGTCTTGAGCAATGAGCGACAGACGCTCCCATTTCATCTGGTCAGCCTGGCCACTGATAGCCGTAACCATCAAAACGGCCAGAATAGCCAGAGCCGTGTAGATGTACTTACGCATGCTAGGCCCCCTACGGGGTAGCCGTCAAAGCGTCTTCCGAAGACATGATGGCGTCTTCCTGGCGAACCGGCATACCATGAAGGTACGGGATATCCTTGGACGCGAACAGCTCGCCGTAACGCAGCTGGACGTTACCAGCGTCAGTGCTTTGCAGCTCAAGGCCGGTCATGACGTCTGTGTTGCAGTACCAGCGAGCGCGTGCCCGCATCTTCACGGGCATCTTGTTCTTGGCGATGATGGTCAGACGATGCAGGTCGATGAACCCGGCTTCGCCCTTCTTGAGGGTGAGCTTCGTCGCGTCAATGTTGCACACGCGAACGACCGCGCGCCAGTCACGGACACAGATGCCCTGGTTCCAGAGGAACGTGTCGACGGCCACATAGTAGACGCCGCCAGTGTCAGCGTTCGTGGCCTTTTCACGGTCGATCGTGCCGTGCTGAAGGCCGGCCGTAGTACCGCGAGGGAAGATGCCGTGGACTTCACGGTCGCCCCAAGCAATGAGCCACATGGAAGTACAGTTGGAACCCGAGCCTCCAGCGTCAACCACGTTCGGAGAATCCTTGTACGGGTACCGCACGTCAAGGCCATCGTAAGCCTCGGGCATGGTACGCTGGTTGCCGTAGAACAGATACGTAGCAGTGGCCTGCTGCATACCTTCGATGTGCGCGCCAGCCTCCGACAAGCGATAGGCCGCCGAATTCGCATTGAGTTCCAGGAGTCGAACATCGATTTCAGACCGGTCTTCCATACGACCACAGACGTCCGTGACGGTCGCCACCTTGGACTTGGTCGGCTGGGGGCCGTCGTACAAGCGAGTAAAAACGGGCGTAGGGATGCCAGTACGAATGGTCGTCTCATGACCATTCGTTTTGTTGCCCATGATCCACGGGATGTCTTCCAGCAGACCGTTGTCCTGCGCCAGCAGCTCGATGATCTGCACGGGAGTGCCCTGTTCGTCGAAGTACATGCCCCACTCGGCAAGAGTGCGAGCGCCAGTGATAAGCTTCATGGTATGCTCCTTAAGGGTTCATGTTGGGATACATTGTTTGAGCCAGGGTAGCCTTGTTAGAGGCCCGATGATGCGTTCCACTGTGCTCAACATTGTCTTCAGTAAACATGGACCCAATAGCGTGGAACACCTGGACAAACGCCGGATTGTTCCCGAATTGTTTCTTGAAATCAACCAAAACTTCCTCCGGAAGCTTGGCTTTAGCCCCAACCACTTCAAAGCCCCGCTTAGCGATTTCTGCGGCTTCCTTAGCTTTCTCTTCGCCACCGAAGGTCTTACTCAACGTGGCGAGAGCCTCTTGCCTAGCAGCCTCAACAGCCTCACTCTGCTTAGCTTCGAACGTTTCCCACAGCTCTTTAGCCTTGCTGTTGTAACCAGCAAGAAGCTTCTGAGCAGCCGTCGGAGGAATGCCGAGTTCGTAAGCCAGGTGCTTAAACCAATCCACGAGCTCGGTATCAACCTCGTCTATTTCATCCACGCTCAACTCGTAGCCTTCAACGGTGTCGGGTACCCCGCTGAGCTTACGCAGCTGCTGCATGAATTCAGTACGCTGCTCCTCGGTAGCTTTTTCAGGCAGAGGCTTAATAGCCTTACCAAGTGTGTCCTGAGCGTGAATGTAGCTCTTCAGGACTTCATGGAGATCCTTGCCTGCGAATTCCTGGAGCTTCGGATGTTGTGCCATAGGGATCTGGGACACAGATCCGTCTTCACTTGCGACATCAATAGTAATGTCTTCGGGAATCGTGGTGAGCCATTCACTCATGAGAATACTCCCTTCCTTTCTGGAATCTGTTCTTGTTCGTTACGTTCTTGCAAGTAGTATTCAATAAACTGAAACAGGGTCATTCGGCCGTACCTGAATTCTACCTGCGTAGACCCACCGTCGAGTGCCGGAACTCTAGGCGAGGGCGCCATGAAACACTGAACTCTTAAAATCTCGAGAACTTCTTTTCCCTCATCGGTAGAGAAAACTCGAGTAAATAGGCGATGAATATCTATCTCGCGCCTAACTTTCATTGGGTCAGGGCTCCTGCAACATTCTTAAGAATGCTACCATCTTCGACCTTTTTACCCAGGGCAGGAGCCACTTGAGCGGCTTCAAGCAGCTGCTGCTGTTGCATGGCCATTTGCTGTTGCTGCTCTCGCATTTGCCTAATGATTGCGACTTGTTCAGGATCGCGCATCATTTCAGCAGGAACGCCTCTGTTAGCTGTGAGAAGGCGAGCGGCCCCGTCAAAAGAGAAGTTGTCAAGAACCGCTTGGTCACACTGAGCCAGAATTCCGATATCCTGGAAAGTCTTAAGAACAGTAGAATTCTGAGATTCCATTTGGGCAGTAATCAGAGGAGATGAGTACTGCATCTTGAAAGACTGGTTAATAAGTTCAGGGGGCGGCGGAGGCAGCTGACCCCGTCGGTCCATAAGAGAATATAATCTAGCAAAGAAGCTCTGGAAGCCTTCAACTTGCTGGTTTATCAGGATAGGTCCGAGAAGAAACATCTTCTCCGATACGAGCTCCATAACCTCTGTGGCTGTGACAGGCTCCTGGCCGGGAAGGGATCGGTTAGTCACAGTGAGGAAGAGATCGACGAAGAACGCAGCTTTGATGTCTTCCCGGACCTCCTTAAGCAGCTCGAAGGCAAAGCGCGGGTCCTGGCCTATTTGCATAGGTGCGAAGTCTGCCGGGCTAAGGCCTTCTTGCTTCTTATAGTAGTTAAGAGCCCACGGCTCATAGGAGATGTCACGAACGAAGCCGTCGTCAGGAAGCCAGTAGGGCGGAGCTGTTGCCAATTGTCCGGCTTCCAGAATGAGACGCTTCATTTCGTTAATCATCTTAACATCGGCAAGGGACTCCGTACCCGGAGAATAGCCGTAGGCAGTATTAGGGATCCGGAAAGCTCGGCTTACGATGTAAGGCAGCTCTTCATAACCTCCCTCACGTACTACCTGGGTTTCATCAATAGATACGTAGAAACTGGCATAAGCCAAATTGTTTCGTTTCAGAGACAGGGTGTTCCTGTCTTCGCGAGGAAATACCGCGTGCAAGAACTCAAACAGCTTGTCCTTACCAGAGGCGTTAGGGCTTTTTGCATAAGCGTTCTGTATACTGAGGGGCAGGTTCTCTTTACCGAACTTTTGAACAGCTTGCCTGGCAGTTAGATGAAACCGGCGATACACGGTATCCACCATACCGGTATGATCCTCAGCGATGAAAATTTGAGGCAGAGGCATAGACTTAATGACAATTGGCCCGGTTGGAGACAGCTCTTCAACGAGGAGGCACTGCCAGCCAAAGAGTCCAGTCATCAAGTATGCGTGGTGCTGCTCGCGATAGTATGCGTAAGCTGCGAGATCTTTATAGAACTGATTCTCGACCACATCGCCCCAGAGTCGAGCATTGTATGAGCGATTGAGATCGGGGTTATCAAAGTCAATATTGAACCATCGTTGTTGCGGAGAGCTCACTCCAGACAGCATGCCGGCTGTAAAGATTTGAGCTGAGCGCCGAGATGTGGTATCCGTAGTCTGTGCCGAAACCGAGATCTGGCTTTCCAGGTTATCGGTATAGGACTGAAAGCCAAGGTAAGCAGGATTAAACAGCTCTGCAATGCTGTCCCAAGCAGCGTGAAAAGGCTCACGCGCTGACTTCAGCTCGCTAGCTCTACGCAAGAGCTCTTTAGCTATTTCTTTGGAGTCGTTATCCCACTGGCTGTCCATGGCTAGCTCACTAACTTAGTGTAGACGATTTCAGCTTTTTCGTAACCGAGCCTTGAGAAGAAGGCCCCCATCGCCTCGCTGTACTTTTCTTTGATTTTGTTGATGATCAAGTCAACTTTTTCTTTCTTTAGCTGCTCTTCAATGTACCCGAAGAATCGAGCAGCTACAAGACCCTTACGCGCACTAGGTTTGATAAAGAAAACGTCGTTATCAGCGTATCGTGCACCCGCATAGTGCATAGCATCGTGCACTACGTAAACAGCATACCCAACAAGGCGGCCTTCTTCTCTCATGGTATAGATACGCAAGATTCCGTACTTCTCAGCAGCTTCATACGACGGCCAGTCAGGAGACATCTTAAATCTGTCCTTATGCCTGCCAGTCTCAGCCCAGTGCAGGATAAGCAGATCTTCAATATCCTTTCGGATTTGCTTGATAGTTTCTCGACTGAAGGCTACCATTAGTTACCCCAGGAGGGTCTTCGTGTTAGACGAGCCACCGAGGGACGTACTACCGAGAAACGAACCACTGGTACTAGCGTAGTTCGTCTGAACGCGCTCGGCTAACACTCGCAGCTGCTTACGCCGGGCCGCCGCTAGCTTCTTCTTTTTCTCGTCGTCCTCCGCCACTGGGGCCGGATTCTGTATGATTACAGGGGGCGGAGGCGCCGAGGGCGTCTTAGGCTTCGAGAATATACTGGATATGACACTCATCACATAAACCTTTGCGAACCATGCTTGGCATGGGTTTGATTGGCCTTACCAGGAGGGGTATACAGTTCCCCTCGCACAGCGTGCCTCGGCCGCATAAAGTTTTCAGCGCCCATATTCATTTTGACACTGAGAGCCAGGTACCGGAAGGCATCGGCGTAGTGTGAGCTCAGGTCATGTACGGGCGTATTGCTAAAGACTTGGGCCTCGCGGTCCCACTCTCTTCGGTAGTCCTTAAGGCCCTCGATACCCTCATAGCAGTTCTTAGCATCGAACTTGCACAGCGGCAGGAGCTGTCTCACACAGTTGATGCCTTCCTCGATCGAGCACTTAGGCATCACACGCAAGTCCTTAAGGCCCAGTTTTCTCAGGGTGTTAAGGCGAGACAGGGCCCGCCCCTGACCATCTGCGCGTCCAAGCTCACGTGCCTTAATGTCATGCGGGAGGGCATGGTAACCCGTAACCCAAGGCTGAGACTGAATGTAGTTCACGTAATGTTCAAAGCCCATGCTGTGGTTCTTATAGCACTTAACTATACGGACCTGGCTCCCGATGACCTGGAAGAACCACAGTACGAACAGGTCGCTGATACCGAGGTCCCAGGCCACGTTGACAGGATAGTCCGGGTCAGCAGGAACCTCACCAATGAAGACTCGATTGTTTATCAGGTCGCCGTAGAAAGAACCCACACTAGCAGCATCCCAGCTCACGTAGAACTCTTGCTTGGCAAGGGCTTCGGGCATGCCGTTGTCGATTTCTTCCTGCACGTCTTCTACAGACATGACGCCAGTATCTTCGATCGTAAGCGCCTCGCAGAACCAGTTGGGGTTGGCGAGGGCTTTCTGATAAAGATGGTACATGTGATTCTTGCCGCGCGGAGTTCCGTTGAACAGAGCCCAACCGCCATTCTCAATGAGGATGGGCCGCAAGTAATCCCAAGCCGCGATCTTATGCAGCGAGAACTCCGAAAACAAAACACCGACGGGGTTCGACCCAACGATCGCGTCAATGTTATCAGACCCCAAGAACCGGATAAAAGAGCCATTCTTGAGTTCCATTGTCATTTGCTGGTTATTATAGCGATCTACCAGAGAGGGTGGGATATGGTCACGAGTTCGGAAGCCGTCCTTGTCCATAGCTTCCCAGACAACGAGACGGGCCTGTGTGTAGAACGGCAGAATGTAGAAATATGTCCCTATTCGTCTGAAAGCCTCTTTAGCAAGGATGTTGATGAACACTTTGTCCTTGCCACCACGGCGGTGCCATACTGCTATCCCGCGCTTGTAGCCGCGTTCGAGACAACTAAAGAGAGGGAGCTGATACTCTCTCGGGTTAAAGTTGTAAGGGAGGGTGACTACTTTACTCATTGCTTGACCTCAGCGTAGGCCTGAGTAGCGCTGATGATGTTAACAGTGACACCGCCATTCTTTTCTTCATCTTCAGCAGCGGGCGTCGCGATCAGGTCGTTATGCTTGAGCAGAGACTGCAGTGTCTCACTGAGGATCTTAATCTGTTTGACCGCCTCAGGGTTGGTAGCACTGATATTTTGAGCCAGTTCAATCGCCTTACCAAGGATGACGGCTTCGAGTTGCATGTACTGCGTGGCGAAGATGTCTTGCCGGTAGGCGTTGAGTAGCTTCAGCTTGTCTTTGGTAGCAGAGAACACCTGCTCAGAAAAGGTGTTCAAGGGCATGTCGCCTTCCGGCAGAGCTATGTCCTGGATGAAGGCTTTGTTAGGCTTCCATCCTTCCTGCTCAATAGCGTATTCAATAACGCTCACTTGCGTATCATGGAGATTTGCGAGTTCCTTTGGCGAGCGTCCAAATAGCTCATACTGCATCTTTATGAGTGCCCAATTCATACAAACCAGATTAGCATATCTGAATCGGAATGTACAGGCTTTTAGTCTACGCAGTTTGTATGGGTGCATTACAATATTGCAGGCGCGTGCGCGCGCACGCGTAGGCCCTATACAAAATTTGTAAAAACTGCGAGACTCATTCCTACAAAATTTGTAGGGACAGCTTTCAGCTCCAAAAGTTATGGACCGGCCGCGTGTAGGCCCTCTACAAATTTTGTAGGGACAGCTCTGCTCGCTGCTCTCTGTCCCGCTGCTCTCTACAAATTTTGTAGGGACAGCTTTCAGCTCCAAAAGTTATGGACCTGTCGCCACCCCGCCTTGCTAAACTATAAAACCCACCCCGCCGCCTAATATAATTGATAATAATAATCATTTTTAATAAATTTATTATAAGCTTTTTTATATAAGCTGGTGAATAAAAATAATTTAAAAGCCCTTGATTTTATTAACTTTTTTTATTTAACTTTTATAAAATTTTTTGTTATAATAAATTTTATTGTTCATTGACAATTAAATAAAATTAAAAAGATTGATAGTTATATGCATAGGGCATATGATTATAAAGCGTCAAGAAACGACAAACAGAAGGAGATGCGACATGACCAAGCGTTACGAGATGAGCGAGCTGGAGACGATGACCACCGAGGAACTGATCAACATCATCGTCGAACTGCAGGAGCGGCCGAACACCAAGACTGATGGTCGCAAGGAGGAAGTGTTGAGGGTGCTCAAGGAGCGCGGGCCGATCAGCATCCTCGGAATCGCCGAGCTGCTCAACATCTCCACCAAGAACGTGAGCAGCCAGCTGACCTACCTGCGCAAGGACGGGCACGCGATTGCCACCAAGAGTGACGGTCGCAAGTTCATCGAAGAGTAAAAGCTAACACGAGGGCCGGCCAATCCGGTCGGCCCTCATAAACCAAAAGGAGACTGACCATGGCTGCTAACTTTGATCTGGTTGCTGAGAATCATTTTGTGTGTCGCGTGACCATCGCACCTGGTTTAAAAACCGGCTTTGACATGATCACCGTGGATCGCGTTAACGGCAAGAGCAACCTCGAACTGGCCGGGTTACTGCTGACCCAAATCGCAAGCCGCAAGCTCGATACTGCCAAGCCTGGTGTGTATCCCGTCGAAGGCACTGACTACAGCGTCCACGTGTACTAACCGTTAACACGAGGGCCGGCCAATCCGGTCGGCCCTCATAAACCAAAGGAGACTGACCATGACCAAGCATTACGAAGTCGAGGAGCTGAAGGGCCTGACCAGTGAGGAACTGATCAACGTCATCGTCGAGCTGCAGGCACAGCAGGCCGCTAAGACTAGTGGCAGGAAGGATGAAGTCCTGAAGGTCTTGCAAGAGCAGGGCCCGATCGATATCCTCGGTATTGCCGAGGCCGTCGGGATCTCCACGAAGAACGTCAGCTCTCAGCTGACGTACTTGAGGAAGGATGGACACCGCATCGCCACCAAGAGTGACGGGCGCAAGTTCATCGAGGTTGAAGAGTAACTGCTAACCAGGAGGGCCGGCCAGCGTGGTCGGTCCTCCTAGCCAGGTGGTTGAATCGTGCGTGGTTACACTGAGCCACACTGAGGGAGTTGTTAACTGTGACCAGCTTTCCGGCGACTGAACGTCCGGCTGACCAAGAGTGGCCGCTTCTGCAGCTCCAGCCCAACCGACTCGAAGGTCCATGCGGTCGGCCATCTGGCCCAACCGACTCGAAGGACCAGCAGAACCTGATCCAATGCTGTCAGAATGAAGGGCCCAACCGACTCGAAGATCCGCGTAGCCGGGCCATCTGGTCTGGCCGACTCGGAGGATCAATCGGGACGAGGTACAACTTCCCAGACCCTATTTGCCCTAAAGAACCAGGAGGGGGGGGTCGTACTTTAGAGTTCTAGTACCCTATTTGCCCTAAACGTCCAGTGGAATTGTAGGGTCTCCTGGACTAATTTAGGGTAACTAGTCCGGTCCAGCTCCTATCCAAAAGAGTAATCATTTCAACGCGTTAGGTCTTAGAATAGGAAGATAGGACAATATGAACAAATTTTATAACTATTTTAAAGTCAAATTAGTTTTATATAAAACTAATATATACATATAAAGAGCTTTTTTCGCGAAAACGTGTCCTAACTTCCTACACGGGGCGCATAAGTGCTTGATTTAATTAAATAAGGCCCTTTTTTGCGTAGGAAAACGCGGATTTAAAGCGTCGCTTTAATGACCTAACTAGTTGAATTTATTAGCTTTTGCTCGTCCAGAGGTGTCCTAAATGAAAGGTGAATAAAATCAAGCACTTGAGCAAGGCTGGATTCTACTCTTAAATATTAGTTTTGTAGGGGTAAGATAAATAGCTGAATTAATTAAACTTTTTTGCGTAGGAAGATAGGAATCGCTTATATTTCAACTAGTTATATAAAAATAGCAAAGCCGGAACAGACTCATCCATGCTGGAATCTATGGACATATTTTTATTTACAAGGCAATGCTTTTATATTATAATATATATATTGAATGAGGGATTTGATCTTGAACTAAACTTTAGCCCAAGGAGACAGACCATGACCAAGCATTACGAGGCCGAAGAGTTGAAGGGCATGACCAAGAACGACTTGGTCGAGATCATCATGACTCAACAGACCGCTCTTGAACAGAAGAGCGGATCCGGCAGGAAGGAAGAAGTCCTGAAGGTCTTGCAAGAGCAAGGCCCGATCAGCATCCTCGGAATCGCCGAGCTGCTCAACATCTCCACCAAGAACGTGTCCAGTCAGTTGACCTACCTCCGCAGGGCGGGCCACCGCATTGCGACCAAGTCCGATGGGCGCAAGTTCATCGAGGTTGAAGAAGACTAGCCCCACCCATAACGATGGCTGACCAAGCCCTCTTGGTCAGCCATCAAAACCAAAGGAGTCAGACATGGACAGGCCTAGCGTGACTACTTTAGCAAGGCTGTTTGCTAAGAAGCTCGAGCAAGATATCAACAATGACGACGACTTCTATGAAGTTGTCAGACAAGACCCGAACTCCGAGACCTGCGCCTCATACAACTACACAGATGCTCATGGGGTCATGCTCGACGCTCTTGCCGAACTTAGTCTCAATAGGGTGAAGATTGACGAGTCTACGATTGATCTCATCAATAACGCCTGGGCTTATGCTCGGCAGAACCGATTCTTTAAAGAGCCGAACCACAAACACATCATCGTTGATCCAGAAGCCTCGATTACCAGAATTGAAGCGTTCGTCGGGTACAGCACTGACGAAGACGACCCAACCTGGATACACGCGACTGTCGTGGCTGATGATCTTGACACGTGTTTGGATGCCCTCGTCATAGTGGCCAACCGGCAGAACTTCGAAGACTGGCTCGTTCTTGACATCAACTAAACTGGAGGCAACATGTCTAGCTATAGTTACGTCTTTGCCAAGTTTACGATCGAACATGCGGACACGAAAGAGCTGTTTGCCCAGGTCGTGATCACCACCACAGATGACGACAGACTCAGACTTGACGCTCGGGTCAAGTGCGAGTATGACTGTGAGCTGCTTTATGATATAATCCACAACCCGCAAGACTATCCGGAGTTTAACGTCTACGAGCAGAGTTAAACGCCAAACCCGGGCTAGCCAGAACACTTTTGGCTAGCCCACAAAATTTCAATAATATTTTTATTTACAAGGCATTGCTTTTATATTATAATAAAAATATTGAGTATGAGTTCTAGAACCTCTAAATATAGGAGCAAGACCATGCAGGAATTCGTGTTGTTTGATGAGAATGGCAATGATGTGTGTCAGGTCACGATTGAAAAAGAAGAAGGAATTGCCAATTGCGACTTTGAAGGGTCTAATATGGGCCTTGCGGGGCTGATGCTTACCGAGATCTATGAGTCTGATCTCACCCGGGCGGAACCTGGCAGCTATTCTGTTGATGGTACCATCTACACCATCAAGAAGTACTAGGCTATAGCAACAGCAGCGGCCCTGCTGGGCCGCTGCTATGACTGCTATGGCTATGACTGCGACTTGGGGCTCAGGGATCAGGGCTTTAAGCGACATGAGACCTCTAACTGACTGGAGACTAGACATGATTACCGTGACGTATGGCGCTTCTTCTTTTATGACTCTGACAGAAGTTCGAAGCGAGGCAGGTCCTCTCATCCGCTTCCAGTTCCATCCAGCAGGCTTTTCCTTCCTCCTGACGATGGCTGAAGCAGCCCAGCTGGAAACTGAACTCAACCATCTCACAGTTAGTAAAAAGTACTGCGTCAAGCAGTTTTCAATGATGACCAGGCAAATGCTGCGCCTTGCGGGTCTTGAGCTCATCAACACTGGCGGCGGATGTACGGCCTTGCGGCGAGATGATGGCCCGTACTACATCCTTGTGACAGATGATGGGGGCCTCAGTGCACCTGTAAACCTTGACGAGAAAGTAGTGATCGGGCAGTACGACGAGAACGAGGTCCTGACCAGAGAATGCCTGACTCTGACCTTCCGAGAGGCCTTGCATCACTTAACCCTTCACACCATTCCTTGGACTGCTTGTTACGAAGAGGACTAAGCGGTAAAACCACCACCTTGGATAGGAGGATAAAATGAATTTCATTTTCACGTTCGGATCTGGACAAGCACACCACAACGGGTATGTGCGTGTTGTCGCGGACAGCAGCAACGAAGCAAGAGCGGCGATGTTCGCCATTTGGGGCGACAAGTGGAGCATGCAGTACGACACTGAGGAGGAGGCCGGCGTAGGTAGGTTCGGCTTGCGGTGCGTCGGCGTTGTCGCCGTAGACAGAGGCCGCGTGACGTTCTTCGCCAGTGGAAACGGAGACGAACAATGAAAGCAATCAGCTTCATCGACAGCGTGTTTTGGTGGGCATGCATTATAGGAAGTGCGGCAATTCTTTTTGGTTGGGAGCCGCATGTTCCGACCACGGTGACATTCATGTCTTTATGGGTAGCGGTGCTCTACGTTCGCGTAATCCTCTTGACCATGGAAAACGAACGGCTTAAGGAGGACAACCAATGTTGACCACGACGCTGAGAGAAATCCGGTCCCACATGTCGGACCAAGAGCGGTGGTCTGTGCTATTCCACAATCTTAACAAGCGCTGCAACTTCAAGGAGGACACGCCTATCCCGGTGACGCAGCTCTTGGATGCTATAGGCCTAGATGATACATTGTGGGTAATCAATAAGATCAATCCTACGGTAGCACGACTGCTGGCCGTAGGGTTCGTGACCCCTGTGTCACGCTTAATGGACGATTCCAGCAGCCGTGAGGCCATGAAAGTAGCCCATCTGTATGCCCATGGCGAGGCCACGGATACTGAACTGACTGCTGCCTGGTCCGCAGCCTGGGCTGCCAGGGAAGCCGCCTGGTCTGCAGCCTGGGCCGCCAGGGACGACGCCGCCTGGGCCGCCGCTGTGACCGCCACCGAAGCCGCCGCTTGGGCCACCGCTGTGACCGCCACCCGTATCCCCTGGACCGCCTGGACCTCCTGGTCCGCCACCGCCGGGGACGCCGCCAGAGACGAGCAGAAGAGGCTGGTACAGTATATCTGTGACAACTGGGAGGAGTCGTATGACCGCCCATGACGATTAATGAACCTAAACTGACAAATAGAGGTAGGAAATGATTATTAAGTCGCTGTACGAAATGATAGATACAAAAGCTCAAGAGCAGAAGAACTTGGTCACAGAACACCATGAGCTGATTAGAGACGTTTACGCCTACTGCGTAGACTGGGCCAAACGCGGAAAAAACCGGTCTATTTATACAGCGCTTGGTACCATGAGCGGCATCTATATTAGGCTAGCCCTCGGTGCTGGGGACGGCGTTGAAGACATTGAATCCCTGTCGCACCGACTTGGGGGCTTTGAAGAGATCCACAAAACGGCGCGTCTCTCGAATACTTGGACTGGCCCTTACGGGGTGAGACTCTGCTTCGAGGATAGGTATGGCAAGGATATTCTCGCTCTGGCTGTCATTCCCGAGAAAGATAGCACTTGTGAGATTGTCACGGAAGGCCAAGATACCACACACTACAAGCTGAAGTGCACCAAGTAATGTAGTTAATCAGCCGCTATCCGGTCCCTCTTGGATAGCGGCTGCCCCTACATTATTTGTATACTATTTTTGTTTACAAAGCTAATCAGCTATGATACGCTATAAAAACAAACTAAATAGGAGTTGCTAATGGCTAAACTTACTCCAGAATTCGTGGCTGATATTCTGCAAAGATACAAGCAGCATTTCACGGTAACCGAA